CACCACGCATGATTGTGGTACCGTACGCAATGGTTGGATATAACTTCATTGCTGGTGTCAGGCGCAAAACGATTGAGTTCGTTGTTGCATCCGCCTGAGCAGATGTACGTACTGTGATAGCTCCTTCCGCAGTCTTAGCATCATAGTCACCGAAGGAATACTTAGACATCAAGTACTGAATACGCTTCTTTACCCACGCAACCTCAGGCGACTTACCATCACCAAGCGACTGACCAAGAGGGTCGGTATCATTCGTGTACTTACCTTGCAGCATGGCAAGTTTCATCTTCTCGTAGAGCTTACCATCCTCATTGTAGAGCATAGAGGAATAGTTGTCAATCACAGAGAAGTAATACTTATTGAAGAACGCAAACAACTTCTGCTGGTGTGTACCCTTCTGCAAACCTCCCAGTTCCTCCATCTTTGCCATCATACGACGCATCATTTGCGCACGCTCCTCGGGGTAAGCCTGTTCCATTAAGTTCCACAACACGGACTTTTCACCGTTCCACACAGGCGTACCGTCATCGTAGGTATCGTGGTATTCTACGTGGTAGGGTTTCTTCATTAAACCCTGATTGATGACTGTGAGGATTGTATCAAGGTCATCCTGACGGAATTTCCATTTACTATTTGCCATGTCTATTCTACATTAAAATTATACGGATAAATATTCTTCGCACAGTTATCGGTCGCTGCCACCGCTTCAACGTATAGTTGATGATAAAGTAAGTCTGAGATGTCCCAGTACTGTGATTGCTCAGCACGGAACTTCTGAATACGTGCTGCCTTGAATAACTCATTGAGTTTGGATGCATCACTAATGGTGCTGAACGTTGCCTCAGTTAACCCATACTTGTCACCTACTAACTGCTGACGAAGATTAACCACTGTTGCACCGCTATCGAGTGTTGAAGGGCAGAACTTCTTATACAAGCTATCGTAATAGTATAGGTTGTATTGGTTTTGATCACCATCTTTTGCTATCCAAAACTCGATATGTGTTGAATGAGGGTCAGCGTTTAACTCGTCAAGTGTACCATTGAAAGGCTCAATAAATGTATTGCACGAATACACAATATTGTAAGCCGTGATATACGACTCAACGAGTTGCTCTGCTCGCTGACGGGTCTCATTGTCTGCTGTTGTCTTATCATCAGCAGGGAGGTCAGCATAGTCTAAGTCCCAACAATTCTCCCAAGAGAGCTCAGAGACTTGGTACTGATACGCTTCTTCTTCCGTATTATAGCGGATGCGTCGTTTGTCCCAAGGCACTTGGAAGAGTGTCAAGCGTGGCGAGTTATCAGAGCCTTCGATAGATAAGAGGTCGGGGAAAAGGTCCTTGTCATATCCGAAGGTGGCTGCATCACCTTTATCTGGACCTATAGTAAAGAGACCGACGAACTTGTATGTAACAGTACCGTCTTCTGCTGTCTGTTTCTCGAAACCACAGAATGTCTCTTGATAGATTGAAACTCGGGCTTCGCTATCCTGCTCAATACCCTCATTTGTTAAGCCTACAGCTTTCCATAGGTCGGTGAAGGAGTTAACGCTGCCCATCTTGTGAAACTGCATTGAAGATGCAATATTCTTCTTCGCTGTCAGCTTAGAGATTTTAGGCAAGTTCTTGAATAACTCAAACTTTTTCTGTGTAGTCTGACCATCCTCATATATGATAGTTGTGTCTTTCGCAACCTTTGCCTTCCAGTTCCATAGGTAGTAAAGCATAGAAGATGTACCTTGACCTTGTAATTGAAGATTGGTAATCGTCAAGCGGTTAAGATTGGTATTACCGTCTTTCGGGTATATTTCAAGCGTGCCTTTAGGCTTGTAGGATTTACCATATTCATACGCTGGTAGGGGCTTATCAAAAGTGAACACGTTGACCTTGCCACGCACTTTGTCAAAGTCGACCGTGGTACCGAGCGTATCATAGATGTCATTGTCCAATTTCTCAGCACTCTTCTCGCCAACAGTAGCAAGTGCATTGATATAATCTTGATGCACATTAGCAGCGTCCATTGCGCTGTCGTATATACGAATGGAATAGAGGTCAACGTCTGCCTTATCAGAACCTATGACGATACCACCGCCTGAACCTATCTGCATAGAATCGGTAAGCAGGTAAGCGAACTTACGAGCTTCGATTCCGTCAATGTAGAGATAGACGAGGTTCAAGTAATAGGTGTTTCCATTCAGTACGTAAGTGTACTTTTTCGGACTAATCACGAGCGCAAGACGAATGCGCACACCATCATCTGTGCTCATCGCTTGTACATCTGGATTACGCTCGCTACGAGTTGCGAACATAATAGATGATGGTTTTACTTTAAGACCGATATAACCCTTCTGATAAGGCATCGCGATAGAGATACACTCTGCATCGTAATCAGATGTATTGTTAATCTGATAGTCTATCTCAATGGTTTTTCCACTCTGTGCTGCCTCCTTCTCAAAAGGCTTGTAATCGATAGACAATCGTGAACCAGCGAGCAAGCGCAATGTGCGTGCGCCTTCATCGTCCGTCACCCAGCCGTCACGTGAGAAGGCTACGTTCTGCCACTCAGAACCGATATGATCAGAGTTGATGAGATTGCGGAGGATATTGCGGTCGGTGTCGGTGTTATTTCTATTCTTTGCATTCAGATAGAATACCGCTCCAGCAGTAGCAGAGTAACCTTGTGAATTGTCCACAGGGAAAGGAATAGCATCACGCAGGCGCACCTCATCTGTAGGGCGAGTACGGAATCCGATTAATGCTGTGAAGTCAGAGTTATCGATTGTCTCTACCTCAAGAGATAAGGTATATTGCATCTTGGTTTGTGTCAGCGTATTTTCTGATACATTCTCTTGGAGAACTTCACCATCTTTCTTCAGCGCAATAGCAAGCGGTGTTGTCACAGCCTTACCATCATATACAGCGTACTCAAGTACTTTATTCTCGTACCAGTTAAGCAGCTTTTCGGCTTTGTTGTTTACAACCACCATCTTCACAACATCGTTATTTGCCACCGCCATAAAGTCATAACCTACAGGAGTAGTTTGCACCGTGTTGTCTTCATTTGACAACCAAGCAGATAGATGGAAGATACCAGTCTTATTCGTAAATGGCACGGTGTAAGCGACAGGTGACGAGGTATAAGTTGCGGTACCGAACTGACGCTCGTAACTCTGCTCGTAACCATCACCCGTAATCTTGACGTGTAATATCTTAGAGATGTTACCGCTGATGTAGCAAGGCAATACGATGTCACCTTGATACGCTTTCCACCAATTGAACTCTGAGATAGAAAGGAAGAGCGCAGACAGCGTAATAGAGTAGACTAAGGCAGGAGAGGTTTGCCCCGTCACCTCACCAGTAATCTTTACCATGATGTTATTCTGTCCGCTCTCGAGAAACTTGAAGACATCTACAGTGGTGAGTGTGTTTGACTGACATCGACCACGTGCCTTAGAAACGAAAGTACCGTCGCCAGCCTTGGCGAAAATCTCGTAAGTTCCCCACTCGCCACTATCAATATACTCGGTTTGTCCCACGTCCTTAGTGCGAGATACGAACATAAATTTAATAGCGCACTCGCCTGCAGACTTAGATGCAGAAAGCGTTGTAGATGGCGACTGATTGATAGCACGGAGATAATATAGAATGGTTTGCTGACCACCTCCGCCACCTTGCCCGATATTCAGTTCGGATAACCGCATAGGCACCCATTGATCACCATTCCACACGAGTACACACGTATCAGAGGTGAGTTCGTCAACCTCAGTATTTACGTTTGAAATCTGTCCGAGCGAAGGACGGTTCTTTGCAATCGTCTTCTTCACACGTTCCTCCTCAGAGTTCTGTGCGTCGATTAACTCATTGACCTTCTCGGGTAACTTGTTAAACTCTTCAGCGGTCAGTCGTCCACCTGTCTGTTTATGTTCTAAGTAGAGTTTTTCTATTGACATATTATGATAGCTTGAATGGGAATGTATAAGTAAAACCGTTGTTGCCTTCTATATCAACTCCATGTGTAAGAGATAGAGCGTGACATATGATATCTTGAAGAAGTTTAGGGTGAGAGGAAGAATAACTCTCACCCGTATTGTCTTCGATGCCACGGATAGAAGCTTGTACGAAGCGGTTATCTTTCGTACGGCTTTCAGTGATATATACCTTGATGTGCTTCATCAAACACGTTTATTTTCTTCTGTTGAAAATCTTGAGAAGAAAGCCTTTTATACTTGGCTTAAACTTTAGTCCAAAAACAACAATAGACAACACAAGCAAGCCCATTATAATTTGCCACCATCTGAATGGCTCGGCAATCTGTACCTGCTCAACGTGCTTATTTTTATGTCGTTTGTTTTCAGAGAAGTTGACTTTCGTATTAGTCTGCTTGTTAGCAGCACTATCCTTTTTCTCTGACAGCCCTCTTTTTTCGTTTCTGCGACTTTCAATTCGCTCTTTAATCGATTTCAAGCCACGATTAATTATGATGCTGCCGTCGGCTTTATATTCAACCATTGGCACTTTGCTCCCGACATTTGTGTCGGTAGCAAAACTATCCTCCAGGCAAGGAACATCAAAAACAAACTCACGTATGACACTTGTTAGTTCGTCAATGTTAGTTGTGTCGATAAGCGATATATGCTTTTCGTTTCGCTCTGTTGTCACCTGCTCACTATTATACGTTTGCTTTACGCTTTCAATAGCGACCGACTTCTTAGTCCGACAGCCAACGCACATCGTTATAAGGACGCAAATTAATAGTTTACAAGATGTATTTATAAATCTATTCATACCTCTTTCGATTTAGGTGAGGGAGTCTTTCTCCCTCACTTTGTTACACTTTAAGTTTAAAACACTGTCTTCTCTGCCGTCCATCGGCATTCTTATAGGCGACATGTACCCACCTTGAAGTCTTACTTCTTTCCACGATGATTTGATCGTAAGAATACCCCATCTTGGAGAACTCGTTAGCCATGAATCGTTCAAACTCAGTCTGCTTACCATTGACAGGCTGCAAGTCAGCAGCGTAGCCCTCGACGTGTGCGGAAGTCTTCACACCGCCTACAGCCTTATTCAATTCTGGTGAGCGGTAGCCACTTGTTACACGGATAGCAGGGTTCTCGAGTTTGTGAGCCTCGCAATACTTACCCCATTCTACACGAATACTCTCTAAAAGAGTAATCGTTTCTGTAAGGTGAACCTTCACAATAGAAGGAGGGTTATTGTTTATCTTGAGTTGTTCAGCAGTGCTGGATTGTATCAGCTCTGCAATCGTAAAGTTTGCCATATCTAATCAAATTTGGGTTTATCATCATTAACTTCTACACGTGATGTTTTGAGATATTCACTAAGGAAAGGTATTTTATCGACAGCCTTCAATGTAAGAACATAGTAAACGAAGCCTGCGACTTTCCACATAGTGGTGTTTTCAATAAGCATCATTCTCCAGTTGCGAACGATGTTTGTTGAATAGAACCATATAGCCACGCCACACAAAGCCTTTACAACCCCGAGAGTTTCATCTCCAGCGTGGAGAAAATATCCAGTAACGAATATTGAAGCCGTCATAACGAAGAATAACGCACAATGATAGAAGAAAACCATTGACTTCTTCAATTCCCACTTCTCACCATGTTTCAGCCCTGCTATTACTCCAAAGATGTAATTGACACCAAACACAATCAACATTGCGTACATGAAATCACGTATCGGAAAGAATAGGCTCAGCATACCGCTGATAATACTACACATCACGTACTTAAACTGTTCTAAATAATTCATAGTAAACAAAGTATTACTCCGACAAACGCACCCACCAGACCAGCAACTACATCTTTCCAATCGAACTGCTCCTTACGGATGTAATAATCAACACACTCTTTTGCCACCATTAGCAGCAACACACCAACAATAGCAGGATACGCCCACGCTTCAACGTTAGCAAACAACTTACCAAGCATAAATGCTAAGATAAGACCTACAAGCAAATGCAGATACTTGTCGCTGCCAATAGCTGCGAATTTCTCAAAAATCCTGTAAATACAATCTAAAAAACTTTTCATATTCAATTATATATTAGTTAATTACCAATCAAAATCAACAGTTCCAGTATAAAGAACACCAGCTCCGGGTGTTTCCTTAGTCTTAGTTGGGGTAAGCCATAACGGATTAACATATAAATAGCGACTTACCCAACCACCATCAAGTTTTCTAATCTCTCGATGATCACAGACGTAAACTCCAACATTGTCATTTCCATTAAAAGCCACCCAATCCTTACCATATCCCATTCCAAAGAATACATAACTATGAGGGGTCTCGCAGTTGAAAATGACCATATCAATAGGCGCACCAAAAGGTATCTCTCTATAAAAGTCTGTAAGACCTGGCTGCAAAGCAGGGTTATCAACATCCAATACAATACCATTATCGCCATCTGCTCCATGATAGCCTGGTGCATATAATGGAATCTTATAACAGACAATATCACGCCCCCCACTTTTTACGGTTAAGGTAGGCAACTGTACTTTTACACCATTTGTTTCGATGTGACCGCCATGATGTACGTACATCATATCGTCTTTGATAACTGCGCAAATCTTCGCATAATGCCCAAACTGTCCTTGACACCATACATCCTTAGCATAGAAGCGTGGCAGGCGTTTGCGAAATTTCCCTTCGACATACTTACGCATGCCCAAATCACCTTCCATAGCCATAATAGCTTGACTACCTCTATCTTCGAAGTAGATACCACCTACTGCTTCATTCTCAGAATTAAGACACCTGAGCACTTTAAAAGTTCCGCTTACACCATCGAGGTTACCTTTAAACCAGCTATTTCCATCTACGACAAGATTTAGTATTGTTGCTTTATTCGCATCAACATTACCAGCCTGCAATCCTTTAGTAACAATCGTCTTAGCGTCGAGAAAATCAGCATTAAGCTTTCCGCCACTGGTAAAGAATGGCACTTTGCCCGTAGTCGTCGTAACCTTGAATGTGTCTGCTACGATGTCAAAGGTGCTATTCTCGCCATTAAGAGTGAATCCGACACGCTTAAGTCCTTTTTGCAAGTCTTTTACGACAGCAGAGATTGAGTTATCACCAACTTTAAACTCAGTTTCAAACTGCTTTGTGGTGTACTTTTGTGCGGAAGTCCAATCCTCAATATCGAACGATTCTCCTGCTTTCTTAGATTGTACGCAAACAAGTAAGTCGTTTTTGTACTTTTCTCTGTAAGTAGCATTGGTCCATTGGTCGCCTGCATCGTACGGAGGAACAGGTACGGCTTGAACGAACACCCTGCGCTTACCGTCTGCCGTATCCTGTGCGTGCTTAGCAGCTTCAAGCGATTTCAACACATCAGCATCCGTTATCTCCTTCCAACCGTAAGACCCATCTTGATTTTTCTCGAATGAATAGGAACGACCGCCTCCTGTCTCAGCATAACTTCTATTATAATAGAGGTCGTGCAAGTGCATTTCTTTCGTTTCGTCATCCGTCCATTCATTGGCAGGCTCATTCGTCAAAGTAGGAATGGCGTCGCCAAAACAAATCAAAAATTGGTGGTCTGTTTGCTCTTTCACCGAGTCAATACGACTCTGCATTGACGATAGATAATCCTGTAAGCGGATATATTCGCCTTGGCGTGAAGGATTCTCAACACGTATCTCGAAGTTCTGGTTGTCGAATAAGAAGATAGGATCAGGAAGGATAAAGCTATTGATACCCTTTATAATTTTGAAGTAAGGCGCACCTTCGCCAGCAGCTGACTGTATGATAGCACTCTGTCTATCCTCAGCTGTGAGGTGACCCAACTGCACAACCTCGTCACCCACCTGCGGAGTATCGCTGCCACTTGCGTAGTCATCAACATTTGTATTGTCTGCAATATCAACATAATCAACACCGACTTCAACAACACGCCTATGCCAGTAGTGATTAGACAACTGACCGTCTGCATCAATCAAGTTGAATGTCTCGCACAGCGCAAGATCATCTACTCGCATAGAATTATAAACTCTACGACCCTCACTATCCTGCTGGCGGAAGTAGCATCGCCACCTATCTACAAGCCTCTCTATCTTAGATATTACGAAACTACCAGCAGAGTTCACAACCTTTCCCTTGATATGAGAAGTCTTCATTATCTCAACCTCCTCAGCTGTGAGCTTGCGATGCACGTGCAGATATTCTGCATCTATATGCCAGGCACCTTGTTCATCCTGATAGATAGATACGCCTGACTCGCCACGCACCGACTTACCAAACACGATACCCTTCATGAAGGTAGTCAGTGCATTAACGATTGTATCTTGATCTGTTCGAACGATTTTCTCCCAGTCAGCACTCTTAGGGTCAAGCGTGCGAGCAGACTTTGCTTCGTCAGCTAATCCAGCGAGTATCTTCTGCGCATCCAAGGTAAGGTAACCACCAATACGATCGAGCGCATTCAGTACCGACATATTGTCGTGGCGGTGTCCGAACGCTCCATCACCCTTGTAAGCAGCGGTAACCTCACGAGAGAACCACTCAAGGATAGCTTCAGCTGTGGTAATATTCCACTTGTCAGAGTAAGGACTCTGAACTGGAAATAAAGCCCCACTGCTCAGCGGTAGTCGCTCAAGCTCAACTAAGCGTGGGGCGATGGTAAAAGACCCAACATCAGGTATCTTGATATCCAACATTGCAGGTGCAGCGTCCTCTGACCTGGTAATATTCAGGTAAGGACGTGCATCTGCGTACTTATAGGTAAATGTATAAGATGAAGGGAGGTCTTTTGTCTGCCAACTTACGTCGCTCTCTGTCACTACAATGCGACGTACATAGTTGCCTGTGTAGAGGAACTTGCCCAATGAAGGGAAGAAGTCGAGCAACCATTTGCGTTCCTCCTTGGAGAGAAAACCCGTATTCTTCTTGTATTCTCTAACCGTGTCAACACGATATTCTTCTGAGTCGTTCTCAATCTCAGCTACATTGTGCGTGTGTTTCGCAGTGTTCTCCGCATCACCATAGGCACGGAAGGTGTCGACACCACCGAGTGAGTTTTCGAAGAGTACCCACTGTTCTTCCTCGCTACGGATATCTGAAGCATAGTATCGCTGAATATAGGTGAGTCGAGTACCAGCACCATCTTCCACCCATACGTCATAGTAGCTTGGCATCTTACCGAGTTTGCCAGCGATAACACCGTATTGCATAGGTATCGTCCACACCTTACCGTGAGAGAGGTTGCCCAGTACGAGGTCAGACTGAACATAGCTACCGTTCTCTTCTATATACGCACGACACTTCGCAACACAGTCCTCGACAGCGTAGTAACTAAGAAACTCTGGCGTGTAATAGGTAACAGGCTTGACGGTGGGCTGCCACGTTAGGAAGTTACGCTTCAACCAACTTGAAGCGGTGTCAGCGAAGTTGTCGATACCAGCACGGAGTACCGTAAATTGTAAAGACTCTTGTGCAGCTGTCTTATCTTCGATGAGACTAACAAGGAACTCACGAGCAATGTTCGGTTGACGATAAATTGTAGTCGACTCCTGGATCTGAAATGACAGCAGCGGAGTGATGATGTTCTCCAAGTCTATCTCTATGCGCTTAGCCTTGTTAGGTGTATAAGTGTGCTGCACAATGATTTCATTCGAGTCTGCATACTTCAGAACGAATGTAATCTCTTGCGTGCTTGATATAATAAAGTGATTCATCGAGCCTGTCAGGCTGAGAGAATCAGGTTTAAGAATAATATCCATGTGCGAATTGTTTAACACAAAAGTACCCTATATATTTGAGATGATAAAGGACAGGTTTTAACCGACGTAATTAAAGAGGCACGCACTCCAACCACACCTCCGTTCGAGTGTATTCGTACTCTCCGTGTCTGAACCAGCCACCTTTTCGAGTTATTCGCTCAGTATATGAACGCTGCTTACCATATTGCACACCAACATACTCAGCTGAAGGTAGAGGAGGGTAGACCGTCACGAAGGTCTTGTTTCGCTCTCGATCAGCAGCTTTGTATTCTTCCCAGCTGACTGACGTTCGTTTCTCTTTTCCAACCCACTTATACTTCACATCCATAGCCTTGAGTTGCTCATTGATAGTAGGAGCGGTGATGGTCGGTTCCATAAGCGATACAGTGTACAGCTCTGATTCTACTGGCTCATTCTTACCTCCAAGTGTGAACTTGAGCTTGTTGAAAAAGAACGGCACGCCACGAATAACGACCTTAGCATAAGAGGATAGGTTCTGCTTTTGCGACTGAGAAAGTAATAGCTTCACCTTCATATCATGAAGCGAATTGCGTAGCAGCAAGTCATATTCACGGTAGAACTTTTCGAAGATGCCTTGTGGACCATTGTAATGTAAGGCATAATCGAAGATGCGAGGATGTGAAGGTGCATTCACATCGTAAGCAGAGACAGTTCCTGCTGGACGACCGTCTGAAAGATAACTGAAGGCGAGTATCGTCTTTTGTTTGTTGGCAGATTCAGAGGTGTTCTCCTTTGGTTCTGTCGCAACAACCATCTTCGAATTGAGCGACATGTATGAACCTACGTAGAGAAATTTACCCATATCATAGGTGAAGTCTTCCTCCTTGATAGTTGCCTTATAACTAAGCATTCGTAACTCTGGTATAAGTTCAGGGACCTTTATCTCTTTTGCTTCAAGTGTTTCTCCAGTGTTGTAGTCTTGTGAAGCTTCGCCTATCTTCACCGTCACTTGGAAGTCACCAGACCATCCTGTCTTATAAATAGCCCCATCGACAGGGTCGAAGTAGGCGTTCGGGTTCGCCTTGACTAAGCTATCTATATCGTCGTAGGAATCTGAGATTTCTGAATCAACCTTCTCCTCCGCTGAGAGCGTAACACGCTTATAGTCGTTCTCCGACTTATAAGAGAGTGTAGGTTCTTGGGTTACGCAATGGGTAAGGTCGGTGTTCGGAGTTTCGTTCAGTGCATCACGTAGGAAGATGATATCTGCAATGCGCTTACCTTCATCAGAGGTGAACTCACAGCAGAACTTCTTGCGAAAAACAGAGATAAAATCCGCACAAGTAACATCAGGCACAAGGTCAGCTACCTTTATCTTTCCATTCACTAAGACGTCCATAACGTTGTTTACAACTACCATCTTATTGAAGGGTTCTG